GATGTAGGACAAGATTTATCGAAGATACCTAAAGATGTTATTTTCAAAGGCATTGGTAAATCTGATTTTGGTGAGGCTAACAATGAAGTGCAACGAATTAGAGGGCAGGTAGCTAAAAATTTAGGTTTTAAAGCTGTAGAAATGGGTGATGAAACTGGGAAATCTTACTTAGTTACTCCTGGTTCTGAATTTACCAAAATAGAAAAAGAAGCAAATATTTTGCCAGAGTATTCTGAAAATATTGATATTTCAAAGCTTGCAAAACGAAAAACACTCCCCAAACACCGCTACCTCATGCCACTCGACGACGAAATGAAAAAGAAAATCGAACCATTGCGAAAACCATATCCTAAACGCGTCCGAAGTGTTGACAGCGACACGTCTGTTATCCATGCAGAAATGGGCGGTGCAAATCCGACCCGGACGCTTTCTATTCCTCCCAAGGAATAAAAAATGACGACCGAACTCCTGACAGATCCGGGGCACACTCGCGAAGACATGCGGCTGATGGAGCAGGCTGTCAAGCGGTCCGTCAAAAATCCAGAAATTCCAATTCCTCCAGCCATCATTGAGGCGATGCCGAAAGTGGCTGGCACAATCCTGTTGAAAGGTGAACCACGCGAACAACTCAGAGCAGGTGCATTATTACTGGCATTCTTGGAGTACAACAAATCACTGAATCCACCGCAGCCACAACAGCAACAGCCGACCGTGGTCAATGTTGGAGTGAACGTTGACAACAGAACCGAATCAAAGCCTCTCACTGCAGTTCAATTCGCTGAGCGATTCCGAGAAGCAAAGCTTCTTGGGAACGCTAAACGATGAACAACTTGAGCAGTTTATTGAGGAACTGAAACGCGACGAATACGTCCAGCAGTCACAAGAAACAGAACTGACGAACATCGAAAAGCGCAGGCTGGCATCAGCTGACGCAAACCGGAGGCGACGAGAGTCAGAGGCCACCGTAATTATTCCGTGGCTCACCGATGCTGAACGACAACGACGCGAGAAACTGGAGGCGGACAACGAGGCTTGGATCTGGGAGATGTGCGGGCCGAAGTCGGGCATTCTAGAACCGTTCACTCGACCATTTACTCCGCAACAGGCCCAGATGATTGCCGACTTCGGCGAGATACTAAATCACGGAGGTGATGAATTGTTGCTGGCAAGTCGCGGTGAAGGCAAGACGAGCTACCTGCGTTGCATGGTTTGGAAGGCCATAGCAACCGGAGTGATCGACTTCATCGCGTTCATCTCAGCGACAGGACCGGACGCAACAAACAGTGCCAAGGCGATTCAGGAAATGATGATGAGGAGTGAACCATTTTTTCGGTATTACCCAGAGATTGCCGTTCCGGTCAATCGAGTGGGGTCAACGCCGCAGTTGGCTCACCAGATGAGGGCGTCTGGCGTTCGACACGACAACGGGGAACAGTTCACATCGGAGCCGATTAAATTCTCCTGGACATCCGAAGAAATCGACATGCCGGCCGTTCCGGGTTCGCCATCAGCGAAGGCGATGTTGAGGTTTCGCGGCGCTGACTCACCGATTCGCGGGCTAAACATCCTCGGAAGGCGACCAAAAGCTGTCGCAATGGACGACTTGGACACTCCAGACACGACAGGAAACGCTGACGTAGCCAGAAAAATCATCGACAGAATCAATCTGGACATCGGCGGATTAGGCACGCAGACGCAACCGCTCGCAAGAATCATGCTTGCTACATTGCCGAAATCCGGATGCGGAGTGGCTCACCATTTTGCAAAAACCGGCCACCCATTCGTTGTTAAGCGGTTCAGATACCTTGTCGAAAGGCCGGATCGGTTCGATCTGTGGATGGATTACGTAAAGAAACGCCAGAAGGGGAAGATCGAAGGCGACAAATACGGGCGAATAGCTCACCGATTCTATCTCGCAAACCGTTTTGACATGGACGCTGGTGCGGTAGTATCAAATCAGCATCGCTTCAAATCACAGGAACTTCCGGACGGCTCTCAACTCCAAGTTTCAGCCCTGCAAAACTACTTCGACGAATGGGCCGACAAGGGGGAAATGTTCTGCCGGTGCGAGCTCGACAACGAAACGATCGAGAACGAAGACCTGATTGAATCAAAGCTCGAGCTCGGTCACGTCATGAACTCTGAATCGGACAGGCCGCGCGGACGGTGCGAAGACTCAACGACCATGATTGTCCGCGGCGTCGACTGCCGAAAGATCGAGCTCCATTTTTCGACCATGGCCAGCGATGCGAAGAAGCGAAATCGTGTCATCGATTACAACGTCCGGAGCCATGGCACGAGCGAAACGACCGTTGAGCAGGCCGAACAGCTGGTGTATGAGGGGCTATGCCGGCTGCACGACGAATGGAAAACAGAGGGACACGAAGACAACGAAGGGGGGCTTCACTTCGCGGATCTCACGTTGATCGACAAGGGCTGGATGGGCTCCTGGACGGACGACGGGGAAAAAAAGACCTGGGCGAGCCAACCTGTGGAGCGATTTTGCACCGAAAAAGGCATTCGTCACTTCCTTCCAGCCAAAGGGCAGCCGTCGTATCGCCAGCCCGAGCCGTCCAGGGAGGTGATTATCGGCGACAACTGGCACATCAACCGAGGCAAAGGCCGGGAGCGTATTTGCTCAGAGGTGATCTGGAACGCTGAGCACTGGCACTCCCTCGTTGAGGGCCTGTTCATGACGGCGGAGGATGATCCGCATGGATTTGAGTTGTTCGCGTCTGAGCCGGGCCTGTGGATCAATCACAAGCGACTGGCAGAACACATCCGGGAAGGATCCGCAGACCTTGCAGAGCTTCGAAAGCGGGCCACTAAGACACGGAAGCCGAAGTATCGTCGGGATCACTTCTGGGATTCGTTCGCAATGATGCTTGTGGCTCGTTCGGTTGAGGAGCGACTGAGAGAGATCGAAGCAACACGGAAACCACCCCGCACGCTGGCAGAAATGGCGGCGGGCAAATGAAAGGAAAGCCACCGTTGACACTCGCAGAAATGGCAGCACGATCAGCAGGAACTGGCGGCCGGTTGGTTTGCCCGAAGTGCGGGTGCGCGGATCTTCGCGTCGACAAGACAAAGAGACCCACATCCATGACATACAGGCATCGCGTCTGCCGGCACTGCGGATGGAAATGCGAAACTCGTCAGCCACCGGAAGAATTCATTCGTGAGGTTGAACCGCGAAACAGAACAGAAAACGATTACGACGACAACCTTGAGGAGGATATACTCTAATGGGCCACAACATTCCGCCACTTCAGCCACTCACGACAACTATCGCATGTTGCAATCACTGCGGGCGCGACAATTACGGATCGACCGACCAGACGTGCCGAGGTTGCGGGGCTCCTGTGGTCGTTTCTGTCCGTCCAACATCGCCACCACCGCCGAGAAAACATCTGAGACCGCCGCCTCCACCTCCATCGGTCAGCGTTATCGAGATGTGACATGTCCACGCATGGACAGAACGTCAACGTAGCATCTTCCGCACTCAGCATGGCCCGCGCATCATGCGGGCATGGTCAAATCTCCGCAACCTCCTGCAATCCTTGATCGACACGGGCGAGCCATCGCACGGACGTCTGGTAAGTCACGTCAGGGGCTCGGTGAATTGTTTGCCTCGCAGTTCAGCGAGTTGCAGAACCGCCGCAAAATCGCAGCCACTTACGACGCTGCTGGATCATCCGACGATTTCAAAAACTACTGGGCTCCAGCCGACGCACTTGATGCCGATTCGGCCAACTCATTCGCAGTCCGAAACACGCTTGTAAAGCGGTCTCGATATGACGTCGCGAACAACGGCTATTCAGATGGCATCGCCCAAACTTACGCCACAGACCTGATTGGAATCGGGCCGACGCTGAGAATGCAGACCGGTAGCGATGGCTTCAACAGGATGGTCGAACTGGCTTGGTTCAACTGGTGCAAAGAGATTCAGTTTCGCCGCAAATTGTGGTGTTTGGCCCATGCGAAACATCAGGACGGTGAAGGGCTTGGCGTTATTCGCCGCAACGGCAAGCTAAAGCATCGGGTGAAGCTGGACTGGGTATTGCACGAAACCGAGCAATGTCAATCGCCATGGCTTCCTTATGGTGAGGCTGGTCGAATTGACGGCATGCAGTTCGATGAGTTCGGAAATCCAGAGTGGTATGAATTTGTAACGTACCATCCCGGATCGAACCTGACTGGGCTAAATGCTTTCGGCAAGTCCGAAAAGATTCCCGCCAAATTTGTGTCGCATTGGTTCAAGATGCGACGCCCCGGCCAGCATCGCGGAATCCCTGCTTGCACGTCGACGCTGAATCTTGGAGCTGCATCACGGCGATATCGGGAAGCCACAGTTCAGGCGGCTGAGAACATCGCAAACGTGACGCTGCTTTTGGCGACGGCATTTCCTCCTGACGAAATGGACACCGTTTCGCCAATGTCAACGCTCGACATCGCCAAAGGCATGATGATCGGGATGCCACAGGGCTATGACATGCGGCAGCCAAAAGCCGAACAGCCGACGTCGACGCACAAAGAGTTCGTTGGGTCATTGGTAAGCGAACAGGCTCGACCGATCTCGATGCCATTGAACAAAGCGAAGTGCGATTCATCGTCTTACAACTACGCATCTGGTCGGCTGGATCACCAGACATACTACGGCCATCTGGACGTTGACCGCGAAGACTGCAACGACTGCGTTCTGGATCCGCTTTTCGCTGTCTGGTTCGATCAGGCTGTTGTGGCTTATGGTTGGCTCGGCGGCAATCCGGATGCACTCAGTGAAGGCGCGAAAGCACATATCTGGGACTGGCCTAAGCATCAGGTCGCAGACATTGGCACCGAAGCAGACGCAGCCGACAAGAGGCTCAAAAACGGAAGCTCGAACATTGCCGCAGAGCATGTTGCGAGCGGGCTGGATCCAGAGGATGAGCTTCAGAAAGAAGCGGATTTCTACGGCATCAGCATCGAACAGATGAAGATGATCAAACTGATTCAAAACATGCCTCAGCACGTTATCCCGTACGTTGCGACCATGTTCAAACTCGAACCAAAGACGCCAGAGCCAGTGGTGGAAACCACCACGCAGCCACAGGAGGCACCGGCGAATGTCTAAGACGTTCACAACCATTGGAATGTCCGCAGAAGTCACGATTGAAGCCGCAGCGATTGAAGGCGCGGCATCGACAGGACCAAAGCGGTTCACATCCGTGTTTTACACCGGCGGACTCGTGACCGTTAAGGGCTGGGATCAGCCTGTCGTTATCGACCTCGCTGGAGTTGAGCAGGGCAATGTCCTCGTGGCCAATTTGGACCACGACAAGACGAAGCGAGTTGGCAACTTTGACGTAACTAACGACGGCCGGCAGCTTGTGGCGAGTGGTATAGCCAGCGCAGCGACGCCCGCCCGTGACGAGGTCATTAACTCCGCAAAAGACGGCTACAAGTGGCAGTCCAGCATTGAGGCGGATCCTGTTCAAGTTGAAACACTCGCGGCCGGGAAAACGGTCTCGGTAAACGGCCAGGACATCACTGGGCCTGCATACATCGTGCGCAAGAGCACTTTGAAAGGTTTTGCTTTCGTCTCGCATGGTGCGGACGACAACACGACCGTAACGATTGCGGCGTCCGCCGCTTCACCCAACCTCAAGGGGAAAGAAATGAAACCGGAAATTAAAGCATGGGCTGAAGCGATGGGCCTTGATGTTGCCAACGCCAACGCCGATCAGGTCGCCACCATTGAGGCGAACTACAACGGCATCAACAAGCCGAAGACAGTTCCTCCCATTGCTGCCGGATTTGAGGCAGTGAAGGCAGAGCGTGAACGTCAGGAATCAATCACGGCCTACGCCCTCGACAAGTGCGACTCACAGCCGCACAACATCGACGCGATCCGCAATCTTGCAGAGCAGGCCATTGAAGCCAAATGGTCCCTCGACAAGTTCCGTTTGGAATTGTTCGAGGCAAGTGCCCCCGGTCCATCGACTCCATGGAGCAATCGCCAGGACACACGCCTGACCAATCGCGTTCTCGAAGCAGCTGTTTGCGTTGCTGGCCGATTCAAAGACGTTGAAAAGATCTACGACGATCAGACGTTGCAGGCTGCTCACGATCAGTTCCCTCACGGGATTGGTCTGAATCAGTTGATTTTGCTGGGGGCTCAGGCCAACGGCTACCGCACGGGCCACTCCTCACGAGTGACAGTCGAAGCTCAGCGTGCTGCGTTTGGAATGACAACGCCACAGTCGATTCGTGCGGCTGGGTTTTCCAGCGTCAACATCGGCACGATCACCAGCAACGTCGCGAACAAGTTCCTGCGACAGGGTTGGAATTCAGTTGACATGACCCCGATGCGAATCGCGGCTATCCGCAGCGTTCGGGACTTCAAGACCATCACGACCGTTTCTCTGACTGGTGACACTGAGTTCCAGAAGGTTGGAGCCGGTGGCGAGATCGCACACGGAACGCTCGGTGAAGAGTCTTACAGCAACAAG